CCGAAAGGTTGCACATTGTATGTTACTCTACCTCCATGCAATGAATGTGCAAAATCAATTATTCAAAGAGGAATAAAAAGAGTTGTAGCTGTTGTAAACAATGATAGACCACAGGATAATGCTGATATTACTAAACTAATGTTTGCTGAGGCTGGTGTCATTTATGAAACTCTCTCACATTTTCCTGGATGATAACGAAGTAGGATTTTACGTAGGGAACAAAATGATAGCTTTGGGTAGTTATGAGGACCTAAAGTTCAACATGTTTTTTGAAAATCAAATAAAAAGTTTTGGAAATGCTATGCAAGCGTTTTCATATTTGAAAGAGTATATAAATACTCGTGCCGATGCCAAATGGGTCGGTTAATTTTACCTCGCTTAATAAGGAGAAAACTATGACTTATGTTTCACAATTGCCTTCTGTGTTTAAAGATTTTGATAAGTTTTTTGTAGGATTTGATGATTCTTACAACAAATGGTTTAAACTACATGATGATATAACTAAACATATCCCAAACTATCCTCCATATAACATCCGTAAAATAGATACAAATAAGTATGTTATTGAGCTTGCTATTGCAGGTTTTTCTACTCAAGATGTTGAAATTACATTAGAAGATAATAAACTAATTATTTCCGGTAAAGCACAAGACGATTCCGATAATTTCTTATTCAAAGGAATTGCTAATCGTGCTTTTACACGTTCTTTTGTTATTGACGACAATATTGAAATTAATGATGCTGCAATGTTGAACGGTATGCTTCGTATTGCGTTGGAAAGAATTATTCCTGAACATAAGAAGCCAAAGAAAATTGAAGTAAAAGAAACCATTAATCCCAGTAAAGAACTTTTAACTGAGGATAAATGATTTTATCTATTTTAGCCAAAGTTAGAAACTTTGTTCGAAAGTGCTCCAGCCCTACAAGGGAAGTGGAGCACTTCCTGTCAAAATCAGTAGATCGTGCTGATTTTGAATGCAGAGAAAAGTACCTTAAATACAAAGGATTTTTATGAAAGTATTCAAAGTTATATGGAATTTTTTTGAAGCTATGGCAGAAGGTCGTAGAATGAGAATTGAAAAACAAGTACAAGAATATATCAAAAATAGGACTTAAAATGTTTCTAAATAAGGGCATACTCTTAGAGGAGCCCCTATGTATTCTTTAGAATTATTACAAAAACTTTTTTCTAAAACAAAAGCTGAAGTTTTAAATCGTTATGTAGAGCCTCTCAATCAAGCTGCGGGTATGTATTATGTTTTAGATACTACAACGAGAGCCGCAGCATTCATTGCACAAGTTGGTCATGAATCAGGTGGTTTTAATTTTGTTAAAGAAAATTTAAACTATTCTGCAGATGGACTTCTAAAAGTATTTCCAAAGTATTTTCCTAACAGATCTTTAGCTGAACAATATCAACGAAACCCTCAAATGATTGCCAATCGCGTCTATGGAAATAGAATGGGTAATGGACCAGAAACTACTGGGGATGGTTATAAGTTTTGTGGCAGAGGTTTAATTCAACTAACGGGTAAAAATAACTACCAAAGAATGGCAACAGATTTTCAGTGTAGTTTAGATGAATGTGTCGCTTACTTAGAAACTCCTACTGGAGCTTGTTATAGTGCTGCTTGGTTTTGGGATGTTAATCTTTTAAATGATTTATGTGACAAAGGCGATTTTACAACCCTTACAAAAAGGATCAATGGAGGTACTATTGGTCTTCAAGATAGATTACACCATTATCAACTAGCTTTACAGTTAATGGGCTAGTAGCCCTTCAACTTTTTTTATAGTATGCTAACCTCTTGCGAGGTGATATGAACTTTTACACTAATATTTACATACGTGGCAATGAAGTATTGATGAGGGGATATGAAGCCGGAGAAAAAATCCAGGTTTCGATTCCCTACAAACCCTATCTATTTGTTCCTTCATATGATAGTGATACAAAGTATAAAACATTAAAAGGTATCCCTGTCAAAAAATTAGTATTTGAATCTATAAGCAGTGCTAGGGAATACATGAAGAAGTATAAGGAAGTGGAAAATTTTCCTTATTATGGCTCTACAAATTTTGCTTATACGTTCATTAACGATCGATACAAAGGAGAAATTAAGTATGATGCATCTAAAATCTCAGTTGTCTCAATCGATATTGAGGTCTCGTCGGAAGGAGGTTTTCCAAACATTGAACAAGCCGACAAACAAGTCACAGCCATTACTTTATCAAAAAACGGGCACATGGTCGTACTCGGTCTGTTCGAATACGAACCTGAAAAGCCTAACATAACGTACATTCATTGCAACAACGAAAAAGATCTTTTAGAAAGATTTATTCAAATATGGCGTTCTAAACAATTTAATCCAGATATCATTACAGGATGGAATGTAGAATTCTTTGATATACCTTACATCGTCAATAGAGTTCGTCGTGTTCTTGGAGATTATAGTGTCAAAAAACTTTCACCATGGGAGCTAATATCTGTAAGAGAGTTTGAGCTGAATGGTAAAAAAATCGTACAGGAACAACCTGTAGGAATCACAATACTTGATTATTTGGGATTGTACAGGAAATTTTCATTTTCTCAACAAGAGAGTTACAAACTAGATCACATTGCGTTTATTGAATTGGGAGAAAAGAAGTTAGATTATGTTGCTCTTGGTTACGAGACTCTTGATGAATTTTATAAGAAAGATTTTCGTAATTATATTAATTATAACATTCGAGACGTTGAGCTTGTTGATTGTCTTGATGCTAAGTTAAAGTTAATAGAGCAAGTGTTCGCTCTAGCATACGATGCTAAGGTCAACTACATTGATACATTAACAACAGTACGGATGTGGGATGTTATCATCCACAATCATTTGTTAAGAAAAAATATCGTTATAGAAAATCCCAAAGTAATTGAAAAACAAAGGCAGATTGAAGGAGCTTATGTAAAAGATCCCAAGCCTGGTATGTATGATTGGGTTGTTTCTTTTGATTTAAACAGTCTTTACCCCCATCTTATTATGCAATACAACATAAGCCCAGAAACATTAGCTGGTCAATGTATGAAATTTGCTAATGCAGAGAGATATGATGGTAACAATAAATTAATTGATTACAAAATAGTTGACTCAGTGGCAATGTTTATTGATGATCGTGCTTTAGATGATATGTCGATTAGGAATCAATTAATCGAACAGAACGTAACAATAGCACCGACAGGTTGTATGTTTGATCGTGATTATCAGGGGTTCTTGCCATGCCTGATGCAAACGATGTATGATGATCGATCAGAGTGGAAGAAGAGGATGCTTAATGCAAAGAAGAAATATGAACTCAATCCTACAGAGGAGTTGCGGAATGAAATTGCCCGTTGTCATAACATGCAGCAAGCTAAAAAAATTCAGCTGAATAGTGTTTATGGTGCTTTATCTAATGTTTATTTCCGTTGGTTTGATCCTCGTCTCGCTGAGTCAATTACTAAGGCAGGTCAATTATCCATCAGATGGATGGAAAGAAAGATCAATGAATATCTTAACAAATTATTTAAGACGACTGGAGAGGATTATGTTATTGCCTGCGACACTGACTCGATGTACATTAGGCTTAGTCCTTTAGTCAATAATGTCTTTAAAGATCAGAAAGATGTTGACAAAATAGTCAATTTCATTGATAAGGCTTGTGAAGATAAGATTGAGCCTTTTATTAATAAATGTTATGAAGAACTTTCTGTATATGTTAACGCATATGAACAGAAGATGCAAATGAAGCGAGAAGCTATTGCTAACAAGGGTATATGGACAGCAAAGAAACATTATATTCTTAATGTATATAATTTAGAAGGAGTTCAATACAAAGAACCTAAATTGAAAATACAGGGGATTGAAGCTGTTCGTAGCAGTACACCTTCTGCTTGTCGTGACTACATTAAAGATGCATTAAAAATTGTTATGAGTGGTAATGAAGAGGATCTTATTAATTTTATTAATAAGAAGAAAATTGAATTTAAGTTTAAACCTTTCGAGGAAATTGCATTTCCTCGTAGTGTCAAGGATATGAATAAGTATTATGATTCTAAAGCTGGTTATAAGAAAATAACTAAAGCAGGGGTTCCTATCCATGTTAGAGCTGCTCTATTGTATAACCATATCTTACATAAGAAAAACTTAAGTACAATTTTGAATCCTATTTATGAGGGTGATAAAATAAAATTTGCTTATATGACATTACCAAATCCTATTTTTGAAAATGTTATTGCTACTCCTAGTAGTTTACCTAAACAATTAGGTTTAGACAAATTCATAGATTACGACGCACAGTTTGACAAAGGATTTATTGAGCCGATTAAAACAATAGTGAATGTTATAGGTTGGAAAACAGAAAAAACAGGATCTACTTTAGAGTTATTTTTTGGAGATTAAAATGGAATCACATCAAACTGCAGTTTCCTATAATAATTTTATAGGAATTTTTAAGGAATTATTTCCCTTAGGATTTTGTGAAGAGTTGATTGATCAAATTGATCAGCTAGATAAAAAAAACTACACAAGATCTAGACATAATCCATATTCTAATGAGAGATCATTAAATCATATCATGCAGGATAAATCTATTGATTTAAATCATTCTAATGTTAATTCAACAATGTTAATGAAAAATGAGCAAGTAAATTTATTAGATATTTTTTATAAAGGTTTAAAGTTTGGTTTGGAGACTTATTTACAAAAATACTCTATACTTCAAAATAATAATTTATCATCATTTGTTATAAAAGCTCAAATTACAGGTAAGTCTGAAGGTTATCATGTTTGGCATTATGAACAAGGATTTGAACCAGGTCTATGTTATAGACAATTGGTGTGGATGTTTTACCTAAATAATTTGTATGATCAAGATGGTGGTGAAACTGAATTTCTTTATCAAAGTTTACGTTTTAAACCTACTAAAAATACACTACTAATATGGCCAGCCGATTTTACACATACTCATAGAGGCAACACAGTTTTAGGTGACCAAAAAAAATACGTGTTGACTGGTTGGTTTTTATCACATAAATAACTAACATAGAGGTAGTTATGTCTGATTTTTTTAAATCAATTGTAAAAGATCTTAAAGATCCTAACACTTCTATACTTGATGATGGTCAATCTTCTGCTGAATTTAGTGGTTGTATAGATACTGGATCATTTATTTTAAATGCAGTGCTTTCTGGTAGTCTTTACGGTGGTGTTCCTAACAATAAAATTACAGCTTTTGCTGGTGAATCAGCAACTGGAAAAACTTTTTTTGTTCTTGGGGTTGTTAAGCAATTTTTGCAAGATAATCCAACAGGTGGTGTCATTTACTATGATACTGAAGCAGCTGTAACTAAAGAAATGATGTCTAAACGTGGTGTCGATACTAAACGTGTTATTATTGCAGAGCCAGACACAATAGAAAAGTTTCGTACACATGCAATGAAGATTCTAGACTCATATGAGAAACAACCTAAAGAGTCACGTCCTCCTATGATGATGGTTCTTGATTCTCTGGGATTACTATCGACCAATAAAGAGGTCGAAGATGTATCTGAAGGTAAAGATGTTCGCGATATGACTAAGTCACAAGTGATCAAAGGTGCTTTCAGAGTATTGACGTTAAAGTTAGCACAGGTCGGTGTACCTATGCTTGTCACTAATCATGTTTACGAACTCGTAGGATCTTATGTACCAACAAAAGAAATGGGCGGAGGCTCTGGACTCAAGTATGCTGCCAGTACTATTGCGTATTTGGGAAAAAGAAAGAAAAGGATGGAGACGGAGACGTCATCGGAAACATTATTAAAGTTACCATGCACAAGTCTAGGTTTACCAAAGAGCACTCAAGAGTCGAAGTGTTACTTACTTACGATAAAGGTTTAGATCGTTATTATGGTTTGTTAGATCTTGCTGAAAAGTATGGTATTTTTAAAAAAGTATCTACACGATATGAATTGCCTGATGGTAAAACAGCGTTTGGTAAACAGATTAACTCTGATCCAGAAAAATACTATACACCAGAAGTGATGGAGCAGCTTGAGGATGCTGCAGCTAAAGAATTCAAATATGGGATGACTAATGATTGAAAAGAGTATAATCTCTAATTTAATCCTAGACGACGAATACTTCCGCAAAACAATCCCGTTCATTAAAGACGAATATTTCCACGATCATACACATCGTACTGTTTTCAAGCTGATCGATGTATTTGTGAAGAAGTATTCTAAACAGCCTTCTGTTGAAGCGTTGGTGATTGATCTTGAGGAAACTAACGGATTGTCTAATGATGAGATCAAGAACGTCAAAGATTTTATTGGTCAGCTGGATACATCTCCTATCAAAGATAAGCAATGGTTACTAGACCATACTGAACGTTTTTGTCAAGATAAGGCTGTATACAATGCTATTATGAATAGTATACAAATCCTTGATGGCAAAGGAGGTAATGGTAAAGGAGCTATTCCACAAATATTATCCGATGCTCTAGCTGTTTCGTTTGATGCGCATGTGGGGCATGACTTTTTAGAGGACTATCAGGAAAGATATGATTTTTATCACAGAAAAGAAGAAAAGATTGCTTTTGATCTTGACTACCTCAACAAAATTACAAAAGGTGGTCTCGCTCGTAAAACCCTTAACATTGCTCTTGCTGGTACTGGGGTTGGTAAGTCTTTGTTTATGTGCCATTGTGCTGCATCTAACCTTACTAAAGGACTCAATGTTTTATACATTACGTTAGAGATGGCAGAAGAAAAGATTGCAGAACGTATTGATGCTAATCTTCTCAATGTGACAGTTGATGAGCTCTCTATGCTACCCTACGATGCGTATCAGAAAAAGATCGAGCGTGTGAAGAGTAAAACAACTGGTAAGTTGGTAATCAAAGAATACCCCACATCATCAGCAGGTTCTGCAAATTTTAGACATTTATTAAATGAATTGAAGATCAAGAAGCAGTTTGTCCCAGATATTATCTACATTGACTATCTAAATATTTGTGCATCTTCTAGGTTCAAACATGGTTCTAATGTTAATTCATACACATATGTTAAAGCGATTGCGGAGGAGTTACGAGGTCTGGCGGGAGAGTTCAATGTTCCCATTGTTTCTGCGACTCAGACTACTCGTTCTGGATATACAAATACAGACCTTGGACTTGAAGATACATCGGAGTCGTTCGGGTTGCCAGCAACAGCAGACATCATGTTTGCCCTAATCAGTTCAGAAGAACTCCAAGACTTGAATCAGATGATGGTCAAGCAGTTGAAGAATCGTTATAGTGACCCATCGATAAACAGAAAGTTTGTGATCGGTGTAGACCGAGCTAGGATGAAACTGTATGACGTCGAACAACACGCGCAAAATGACATCATTGATGACACACCATCATTCGACAGTACCTCAACCGGCAAATTTGGTAAGAACACCTTCAAAGACTTCCATTGACATCACAACAATTTACGATAAGAAAATCTCTGTTGAATTCCAACAATTGTTTGATAAGGCTATAAATTTTTATAGCGACTATTTGTTCTCTAATCAATTAAGAAAACATTTGTGTATTTGTATAGAATTTAATTCGACAATGAAGGATTATGGTTATTGTGAGGTTCTTGAATACACTCATTACAAACCACGAATGTTTTTGATTGTTTTGAAGAAAAAGAAAAGCATACCTTCAATGTTGAGGACATTAGCTCATGAGATGGTTCATGTCAAACAATATGCATACGGTGAATTATCAGAAAATAATTATTTGTGGGAAGGTAAAGATTATTCTAAAAGGAGTTATTTTCAATTTCCATGGGAGCAGCAAGCTATGATGTTAGAACATTTTTTATTTAATCTTTATAAAGAACATTATGGAATTAATTAATTTGATAGTAAACGTCATTGGATGGACTGTACTTTTTCATTTTTTGTTTATAGTAGCTAAAGTTTGGTTAGCTAAAAAAAGCAATCTACCTTATCATCAAGAGTTTTATGATATTCCTCCTCAAGAAATCGAAGTTGACATTACTAAAGAAGGTAATCAATTTTACTTTTGGAATATTGATGGTGGAACATTTATTGCACAAGGTAAAAATATTGAAGAAATTTTTGATAAATGTAGTAAGATGTATCCTAATACTAAATTTTACATTCCAAAACAAAAAGCTAGTGATGTTGGTCTAAGTATTAAAGGGTGATTGATTTTTTTGTTGGTTTGTTATATTATGCTATAAAGCCCCTTTAGCTCATGCCTGGTTAGAGCAGCGGACTCATAATCCGTTGGTGCGCAGTTCGACTCTGCGAGGGGGCACCAAATGCTCTGATGGCGTAATAGGTAGCCGCAGTGGACTTAAAATCCACTTCTTTTTAGAGTCCCGGTTCGAGTCCGGGTCAGAGCACCAAAAAAATTGACTACGAAAGTTTGTAGATATTGGACAAAAAACTATAGCACATAAATAACCTATTGGAGGTATTTATGGCAGTCAGCTCAGCAGCTCAACAAGCAGAAAAAAACGCTTACAATAAACTCAGCAAATTACTAGGTAATCCAGAAGCATTTGCCGAACCTGCTGGATTTGAGACCGCATTTCCTGATTTCGGTCTAACTTTAATTATGGATAAAACTCCTTTAGATCTCCACATAGAATATAAGGCAGATGCTAAAGCTCAAATGGGCAGTATGCGCGATTGGATCTTTGATGGTAAAAAATTTACATCAAACGATACAAAAAATGAAGATAAAAAAGACATGCTTGAGATTATGAGCATGAACAAGACTTGTGTAGATAATGGAAAAAGATTGCTTAAAGATCTTAAAGATCATTTTGACAAAAGAGTGACTAAATTATATTCTGGAGTATTAACTATACAACCAGACAAACAAATCAGACGTGCTAAGCTATTAGAATTTGTTCAAAATACTAAAAATTATCAATTAGCTAATATTGATGATACTTCAATGGGAGATTTAATTATTTCTCATTATAAAAACAAATTTAAAAAGTCTAGAAAAGGAAATAATCCTAGTGTCTTAATGATGATGATAGCTAACGAATTATGGGTAGTGGAAAAAACATCTAATGTGACAGATATGATGATGAACAATTTATATCAAAGATTGATTGTAAATAAACTAAATGAAATGTCCTCTTTAAAAGCAAAACTTGAAGTGAGAATTCAACCAAGAGGACTTAGTAGTCCTTCTAAACCCAATTCTATTGATGTAATGGCCAGTTTCAGACTATCTGGTAAACCTTCAGGTGGTACAACTGTAATATGATAAATGAAATAAAAACCACAAAACAAGAAAAAGCTCAAAAAGAGTTCACTGCCACCAAGAAAAAAGAGCATAGCGAACTCGAGGAAAAGCTAAAACATCTTGAGCATCCTGAGGATCACATGCTCAATGCTGGTTATTCGGGTTATCACCACGCTGTCAATACCCTTCACCAGGCTCATAACATCCTTTCTGGTAAGCCAACAGATGCCAGAGTATCAGAAAAGTATGACGGTTCGCCTTCTTTAGTGTTTGGAAGACATCCGGAAACAGGAAGAGTGTTTGTTACCACCAAATCTGCTTTTAATGTCAATCCTAAAGTAAATTATACAGAAGATGATATAGAAAAGAATCATGGACATGCTCCAGGATTAGCAGAAAAACTTAAAGATGCCTTGAAACATGTTCATAAGATTTTGCCAACTGGCCCTGGTGTTTATCAAGGCGATATGTTATATTCTAAGGACGATTTAGAAAAAAAAGATGGTAAATATCATTTTACTCCTAACACTATTACTTACTCTACACCTACTGATAGTGAAGAAGGTAAGAAAATTGCTAAGGCAAAAATTGGAATAGCAGTTCATACAAAGTATAATGGCAAAAGATGGGACGATCTTAAAGCAGAATATAATCCAGACCTAAAAGAACTTCATGAGCATCCTGATGTCCATGTAGTGAAACCTGATCTTAAAATTGATCCAAAGAAGTTTTCACCTGCTTTGAAGAAGCAATTTAATGATAATATGGCTGCTGCAGATCAATCTTATAAAGAAGCCGATCATACACCATCCGAACACGTTGAAGCTCATCACGGTCCTTTAAAATCTTATCTAAATCAAATGATAGTTGCCAATAAAAAACCAACAGTGCACGGTTATAAACAATGGGCAACAGAAAAACATCAAAAAGAGATTGATAAACTTAAGACTCCTGCAGTTAAAGCAGCAAAATCTGCTCGCCATGATTTGTCTATGAGAATTGTTGATCAAAATAAGAAACATTTTCAAGCATTGATTGATACCCACCAACATATGCAAAAGGCTAAAGATGCATTGGTGAAGGGGTTTAATCAAAGCCAGAAATTTGAGACTCATGTAAATGGTGAACCAGTTAAAACAGAAGGAACAGTAATTTCTGTAAATAATAGACCTACTAAGTTAAATGATAGAGAAGAATTTAATAGGTTAAATGCGTTAAAATCTAAAAACAGAAAAACTAACGTAAACGAATCTACAGAAAATGATCATGTTACGTTTGCTTTTGGAAGAATGAACCCTCCTACAACAGGTCATCAAAAACTTGTAGAAAAAATGCATGAGGTGGCCAAACATAAAGGAGGACAAGTTCATTTAGTCGTTTCACATACTCATGATAGTGATAAAAATCCTTTGTCTACTGAAGATAAACTAAAGCATTTAAAAAGATTTTTTCCTGATACCCATGTAGAATCATCCAACAAGGAACATCCAACTTTTCTTCATCATCTGTCTAAACTTTATCATCAAGGTCATAAAAGTGTTACAATGGTTGCTGGATCAGATAGAACAAAAAATTATAGTGAATTAATTAATAAGTATAATGGAGTGAAGGGTCCACACGGTTATTTTAATTTTAAAAAGCATGAAGTTGTTTCTTCTGGAGAACGTGATCCTGATTCAGAAGGAACAGAGGGAATGTCTGCTTCCAAAATGAGGAAACATGCTAAAGAAGGAAATTATAAAGAATTTAAGAAAGGAGTTCCTTCTCATGTATCTGATAGTCATGCTAAAGAGATGTATGGTGATGTTAGAAAAGGATTGGGAATCAGGGAATCGCTTAGTTTTATGAAATTTTTTAGGCAAGAATAATGGCGCAATTTAGAAAAGATACCCATCAATATTTAAACGATAGTAAAACTATCTTTGAAGTTGTCATGCTTGCCGATAACTATGGAAACCTTGTTGGTCCAGCTAATCCTTCTGGTGTCGCTACTGATGCATTTGGACGATCAAGAGTTTCAACTCCTTTGACGTTGTTTGATTCATCTCATCGTTATAGAGATAACGGATTATGGGTTACATCAAACACTGCTGATACAACATACACCTTTTCTTCAAATGAAGGTTTAATTAATTTAAATTTATCTAATGGTAATGCAAATAATGAAATAATACGTGAAACAACTAAAGTAATGTCTTATCAACCAGGGAAGTCATTGCTAATTTTAAACACTTTTGTAATGGAGCCTCCTAAGGAAAATTTAAGACAACGTGTTGGATACTTTGGTTCTCAAAATGGAATTTTTTTACAACAATCTGGAAACACAGTTAGTTTTGTTGAAAGATCTAATGTAACTGGTTCTGTAGTTGATACTTTAGCTATACAATCTAGCTGGAATTTTGATAAACTTGATGGGACAGGACCATCAGGAATCACATTAGATTTAACCAAAGCTCAAATATTCTGGACTGATATTGAATGGCTTGGTGTAGGGGATGTCCGTTGTGGTTTTATCATAAATGGTAAATTAATTCACTGTCATTCATTTAGACATGCTAATGTTTTATCTTCCACATATATTACAACTGCTTCACTTCCTATAAGGTATGAAATTAAAAATATTGGAGCAGTTTCAGGTGGAAGTACATTAAAACAAATTTGTTCTTCAGTTGTTACTGAAGGTGGTTACGAGCTTAGAGGAGCTCAGCAAGCAATTGGGATCCCGATAAACGCTGCTAGAACATTAGCTACGGCAGGTACTTTTTATCCTATTGTGTCATTAAGATTGAAATCAACTGCATTAGATGCAATTGTTATCCTTACAGCTTTATCTACCATAGCAGACACATCAAGTAATTTTAATTGGCAGGTTCGTTCAAACACCACTACAGGTGGTGGAACATGGGTAAGTGCTGGAACAGATAGTTCTGTTGAATATAATATTACAGGAACTAGCACATCCGGAGGAAAAACACTAGCATCAGGATTTTTTACTGCTACTCAAAGCACTAGCGTTTCAGTAGATATTTTGAAAGAAGCATTGTTCAAATTTCAATTAGAAAGAAATAGTTTGACTGGGACACCATATGAAATTTCATTAGTTTTGTCAGCTAAGACTAATAATGAAGGTGTATATGGTTCAATTGATTGGGAAGAAGTCTCCAGATAAAAAAAACATAAATAATCTTGCAGTATAAAGGCTTCGGTAGACCTGCGGAGATTAAATGGATAAGAAAAATGAAATAAAGGGTGGCAAAAAGCCATCTAAGACAGTTGAATTGTCTAAAAATAAAGATCAAATCGTTCTAAATCCAAAATTAGAACCAGTTAACAACCTAAATGAGAGAGTTGTTGACCTTGCTCAACGTCGCAGACGTGCATCTTTAATGCGTAGAGTGCATGCTAAACTCGAGCGCAGGAAAGAAATCACAGGCCAAAGATTGCATACTCCTCAGCAACTAACACAATCAGCTGAAAAAATTGCTAAAAATATTCTTCGCAGACGATTTGCTGGTGCTAGAGGAGCAGAATATCAAGTATTAGCACCATCAGATAAAGTACAAGTTGATAGAATTGTAGATAAAAAAGCACTGTTGATAAAATCTATGGTAGCTAAAATGATGCCAAGAATTAGATCTGCTGATGTAAAAAGATTACAAGCTAAAAGATTGGGTAAACCTGTCAAGGGTATTTCAAGTTATATGTCATCGTTGAGAAATCGTCCAATTATGGCAGGAGATCAATTACAGCTGGATGATTTGGTTAAATTGTTTGAGGGAATTAGCGATAAAGTTTTAAAAGTTTTGGATCAAAAAGCAATTAAACATGGTGTTCCTTCTAACATCTTAGAAGCTGTATTTCTTAGAGGTTTGTATGATAGTGATGAACAAGGAGCGTTTGATAGAGTCAATGCTTTTCTTGCATTGGGAAAGAATGCTTTAGAAGATGATTCAGATATGCTTGAGGTAGCAGCAGAAGCAGTATGGGATCAGCCTAATCCTAATAAAGGTAAAAGTAATAAAATGTCTCCTGCAGAAAAAGAAGAAGCAAAGAGAAGAGCAAAAGCAGCAGGAAGGCCATATCCTAATTTAGTAGATAACATGGCTGCTATGAAAGAGAGTGAAATAGAACAAGACACTTCAGATGTAAAAGTTATAATTGATAGATTTGGTAAAGAAAAAAAAGTAAGAGCTTATAAAAGATTTTTTAAAATAGAATCTTTCTCTTTCAAACAATTTTTTAACATTAATGAACAAGAAAAGAAAACGTTAAACAAACCTTTTCTCACTCCAGATGGCCCAAAAAAAAGATCTGTATATGTTAAAGATCCTTCTACAGGTAATGTTAAAAAAGTGAATTTTGGTGATCCGAATATGACAATCAAAAAGAATGATCCTGAAAGACGAAAGAGTTTTAGGGCTAGGCATCATTGTGAAGATCCAGGACCAAAAACTAAAGCTCGCTACTGGTCTTGTAGGGCTTGGTAATGTTGGTAGATAATCTTAAAACTAATTTGGCTGATATCTACGCTTTATATCTTAAAGCTCAATACTATCATTGGAACGTTGAAGGTCCCAATTTTGCTCAATATCACGATTTTTTAGGTAAATTTTATGATTCTGTAGGAGATCAAATAGATGGTGTAGCGGAGCTTATAAGGACATTGGATGAATATGCTCCGGGATCTTTTTCGAGATTTGCTGAATTGACTACAATTGAGGATGAGAGATCAATAAGAAAAAGTTTAGAAATATTTACTATTTTAAGTATGGACAATCAGACAGTTTTGACTAATTTAAAGAACACGTTTGAAGTTGCAGAGCAACAAAAGCAATATGGAATTTCTAACCACATACAAGATTTAATTACTGCTCATGAAAAACATGCTTGGATGTTAAGGTCCTTCTTAAAATGAAATATAAAAACTTATCTCACATTATCAAAGAAGTAGCAGGAAGTGTTAGCTTTATAAGAACATACAAGAATTTAGATAGTGCTATAAAAGATGTAATGAATCCAAAACCTTCTGTTCCTATTGAAAGACATTCTAAAGATCAAGTAAGTGCTGGAACTTTTAGAACTACAAACTTTGAAATGAGTCCTGATGCTCAAATTTATTTTTCAAAAATTCCTAAATCTGTAGATGCTAATTATATTGAAAAGTCCGCTATTTTTCAGGATAGATTTTATGGAATACTAAAAAAAGTAAGAACTACAGGTACAGCTGATCAAGGAGACTTACAAGATGCTGAAAATTTGGTAAATAATGTTAAATTACTAATGAAATTTCTTCCTGGAATTCCTGAACCAAAATATCTGGATGTCGAATTGGAAGAGTTGAAAGGATATGTTGGAAAAAAGGGATCTCCAACAGCAGTTCCTCCAGCTTGGGAAACAGGTGAAATAGCAAAAGACCTAGATATTGATCAAAAGAAGTTTCCATATAATAGATCAAAGAAAATGGACCGAAAAATTAAAATTTCAGATGACGACTAAGGAGAAATTAATGATTAATGGAATCACAGCTAGTCTTGCCAATGCAGCTAGAAAAATTGTAGAAGACTCTAGAGCAAAGGCTGCTGAAGAGTCCGCTTCTAATATTGCCAAATTAACTGAAAAGGCAATGAAACCTGCTCATAGTGGAACAGCTCCACGTAATGATCAGGAACGTAAACTTGCAGCGATGACACCACCAAAAGATAAAATCACTCATGGCGATGTGTTAAAGGGACGAGGAGTAACTAGAGAAGAAAAGGTAAATGAGGAAGAGATTGGGTTTAAAAAACTCCAGTCAAAAATTAAAAAACAAGGTTATTCTGAAAAGGCTGCATCAGCTATTGCAGCAAAAGTAGGAAGAGAAAAACTTGGCCAAAAAGAAATGACTCGTCGCTCAGTTGCTGCAAGAATGAAAGAAGAATTTGATATTTTTGATATTTCTGAAGCTCACCAAGAAGAAATCCTCGATTTAATCGAATCTCCAGTTGATGGTGTTGCACCAGGCTCAATGGAAGGTGATAAGCACTTGTGTGCTTCTAAAGTATTCCATAAAGAGTGGAAAGAAGGTAAGCCATTGTTTAGCCAACACGCAGAACCAGATTGGAACGCTGATGGTTATATTTCTTGGTATGATGTCATGTTTGAGCATGGTATAGAAAAACGAGTTTCAACTTCTGACTTGAAGATACTTACTCAGGAAAGTCATATGCATTCTAAAAAGAAGAAAATGTAATGAAAAGGCTAGCTGACATTTTAAAAGAGGCAATGACACCAGGGTTTGAAAAAGCCTTTGCTTCTACGCCAA